ATTGTCCTAGAAGTCATTGCATTATCCCATTGGGTTATAGTGTGATTCAAACCATGGTGCATCTACAGAGTCTGTATGTGCTAGGTCAGTTATTGCTTCTAATTCACGTTCATACAGAGTAAACTCTTCTGAAGCCATCTGTCTATTTTGAGCGTCTACATCATTACGTAAACATATGCCACAGATATAAAACTTAAGAGCTGGATCGAAGCAAGAGTCCAGCTGCATTTCGTCGTCAATTGTATCTGGTAGTGGTGGGCATTCAGTAAAGTATACTGTAAGTGAGCCTTGCTCAACTATTGCCGTTACTACACCATAAGCTGAGTCTTGTAAGTCTTCAGCGTAGTCAGAATCTACTAACTCAGCTACTACACCATACGATGATGGTTGTGTGTATTCAATAATGCCACCAACCAAACCATATTCATTAGGTACAGATGTATACCAGACAGACATATCACCAAATGGCCTAGGATATACACCCATCTGCTTACGTTTAACTTCATCAAAGATTGCTTTCTCAAGCAACCCTTGTTCTATTGCTAAATTAAGCTCTACGGTATCCATACGCCAAGTGGAATGATAATTCTTATCCATCCAGCCACTTGTTACAAGAGGAAGAGTCTCTTGATTAAAAGTGCAATGGGATACTGTTAGTATCCCATCTGGCAACTTATAAATGTCTTTACCGTTTATTAACGGTACAACTACTCTGTCTTTGAATAAGCCCGTTTGCTTTGCAATATCTTGCATGCCCATTCTAAGATTACGAAGAAGTGTATCGTCAGACCACCGTTCTTTCTTGTGATCATTTAAAGTGTCTCTAGCAAGTAAGAAGATGTCTTCGATACGAGTAGCCATTATTTCTTCCTCTTACCATGATTAGGAGGCTTATAATCAGGATGAGTTTGATTGAACTTAGCAATACGTGCTTTAGTTCTTTCCTGTCGTACAGCTTTAGCTAAAGGACTATCATAAGCACGTTCAGCAGATTTGTATTGAATCACACCTTCACGATCATCTTTGATCCGCATCTTTACTCTGAACTTACGATCTTCAGCCATTAGACTGGCCTCTTCGCTTATTGCGAGGTGCTATTGGAGCTTTCGGAGTTTTCTTTGGTGCTTCTTTCTTTACTGGCTTTTTCATCACTTTTTCCTGTATTTAACATTATTAGCAATTGCGCGTCTTGCATTACCTTGTCCAGAAGCGGACAGACGTGGACCTGCTGTAGCTCTAGCATTACGTGCTGCAGCTTTTGCACCACCAGACCTTAAACCTGCTTTCTTGTGTTTACCACCACTACCGCCTAAACCAGGAGTTGTCTTCTTAGCAACTTTTAAAGCTTTCTTATGTAGTTTTAGCGGAGCCTTTAAAATCTTGCTGAATAATCCCATAATTTTATCCTTAAAAACCCGCCCTCTCCAAGTGGAAAGGGCAGGTGATTTACTACGAGGTAACTTATTAAGCTGAAACGAAGTTAGTCAGTTCACCAGTGCACTGACGATACTCCAGATATTCAACAGTAATAAAATACTTACCTGTTGTTGCAGCTGTTCCACCATAGGTAGGCAAGAAAGTTAAAACCCCACCTGTTGGTAGATGTACTGGAACCAAAGAACTTGGAATATCAGTACCAGCAGCGGTCAAACCGTCACCTGCACTAATAAGTTCAGCTCCACCTGCAAAGCCCAAATCAAAGGCCATAGAAGTTCCAGCATTATTAACAACAATAGGAAGTACTGAAGCACTCAATACTAAACATTCCTTAGGCATCTCAGCAAGCTGATATACTTCGGCAGTTGTTGCAATTTCATCGTAGTTTACTTCAGCGAAGAAAACACAGATGTCCCGTTTTTTATGGCGCCCTTCGAGACGACTTATGTTTGTATTACCCATTAGTCATTCTCCTTATGAGCCAATCTGCAGATCAACAGTAACGACGCCATAATCAAAACCAGCTACCTTAGCCTGCTTGTAATCATCGTTTTCTGTCTTCAATACAGTTTTCTGAGTTTCCAACCAAACTTCCAGAGCGGACTCAGAAGTAATAGCGAAATCTTCAGAAGGTTGCCATTTATAGTCAGGATGCTTACCAAAAGCAAGCTGCAATGCGCCAGCACCAAGAACGAGTCCACGTGAGTGAAGAGTCGCAGATGCATAGTCAAAGCCTTCTTGACCAGTCCAGAGTGCAGTTGTAGGATCAGCACCATCATACTGACGCAGACCTGAGATTTCAATTTCGGAATCATTCAAGCCCCACCCAAGGGTAGTGCCATCAGTTTGACCGAAGAATTGCTCAGCTACGACAATAATCATAGAACCAATCTTACCAATTACGCCCTTAATCAGTCGGTTATTGCTACCACGAACATCAGCACGCGACATCATAGTTTGATAACCAGATGTGTCCTTACGCAGGAGAGCGGCCATAGCAGCATCAATAACAAACAACCAACAAGGTTCACCGTCTTGGGTCTTATAAACATCCATAGGACGCCTAATACCACCAGTAGTGAAACCATTAGAGGTTTTAAGAGTAGTCTCAATATCCGTCAACGTATCGAAAGTGAACGTGGAGTCCAAATCGATAGTATGAGAAGGAGCTTGAGTACCTTGGTTAGTGGTCAAAAGACCCTGAGCTGCATCGAACAAGGCTTGATCCTTGAAACGAATAAACAAATCAGAGAGTTTTGAACGGGAGTCGCTGTGTTGGCTGATCTGTAGATCGCCAATATCGACAGCGTCGAATTCATCACCATTGTCCACTACCATACGATAGCGTTCAACTGTGATCTTATCGGAAAACTTACGCTTGGCCTCACCTTCACCATAAGCAGTTTCTTTGCCTTTCTTAGCTTTACCAGAGATATTGCCAGAATAGTCAAAGACTACGGTGTGACCTTCTTTAGCGGATGTGTTGTTGACTTGATATACAACTCCGTCCTTCGTATTTCCAGTCAAAGGAGACCAGAAAGACTTAGAGGCAGCTTGAATCATGCCTTCACGCATCCATCTTTTACGTTTGAGATCCGACGACAGTGGAAGTACTGCTGTTGTCATCTATAAATCCTCATTAGCATTAAAAGTATTATCGGCGAAAAGCCGAAAATGGTTGCTTTGTGCTAACAAGATCGCCGGAGTACCTGCGGTATAGCGATCTAGTTCACTATAGCGTAGGTGGCTCGGATGAGGAATACCCTTTACTACAGACATATTATATCACGTTTTCACCAATAATATTAATTTTGTTCAAAAGATAGTTTCCTCATAAGTCTCTACAAAGTCACCACGCTGTGCTTGTTCAGATGGTTCTTGCCCACCTGCTACATCACTAAGATCTTTCGTATCATCATCAGTACTTTCATTAGACCCAAGTATTACTTTTTCAGCTTTAATATAATTACCAGCTTTTATTAAGAACTGTTCAAATGTTACTTTACCAGTCTCTAATTCCTTTAAAAATCTAGGTGGAAGGTCATTCTGGACAACTTCATCGGTAAGTGTGATTCCTGTTTCCGCTGAGAAGGCTGCCATCTGATCTTTCCTAATCTCAAGTTCTCCTTTGTTAGAACTCTTAACCCTAAGGTCTTCCAACTCTGTGGAGAGATTGGTTTTAGCGGCATTCTCATACTCATTGAGTTTTGCACGCCACGCGTCTGGATTTGTCTTCCTAAGGTCATTGAGTTCATACTTTTGTTCCTTAGTTAAAACAACTTCAGATTGCAGTAAACGATCTTGAAAGCCTTTAGCTATTGCTTCATTCTTCTTAGCTTCTTGCTGTGCTTTAGTATAAGCACCTTGTGTATCTCTATAACGACGTTCAGCCGTTACTGCATAAGCAGTTGGTTCATCAAGATCTTTAGCTACTTCTTCTGGTAAAACCCACTTACCAGCTTCGTCTTGTTTCATCTGTCCAACTAACTCATGCACCTTCTCTTTAAATTCGCTCATTTTAGTGTCCTTAATAGTAGGGAATACGTTTAATGTAAAATAACATTTTACATGTCAATTATATCATTATATAATGTAGGTGTAAAATGTTATTTTTAATCAAATGAGGTATAACGATGCCAGCGCAATCACATTCCTTCTCAACTAAAACTGAAGCGGATACCCTCTTTGTTCAAGCATTAAAAATCAATGAGCGAAAGAAAGGTAGAGCTAACTTCAGTTGGGTAGTTCTACAAGCATTGAAAGATTATGCTAAAAAAGTAGAGAAGACCGATGGATGAACAAACACGTCTACTTTCACTAGCGCATTTAAAGAATGGTAAGAAACCTGCCGATACTGCTGACCTAATGGGCATATCATATGCCGCGTGTTTGAAACTGCGAAAAGAATTAGAAGCTGCAGAGAAACGAGATAAGATACTAGACCTCTTTGATTTAGATAAAGCAGCATTAGGTATACTTTTAGATAGTGTTTCTAAACAACTTAGACCTGCGATAGAAGCCTTTGATATAGGAAAGGCAGTAGAAGGAGAAGTAGAAGACCTTTCTAAGCGTATAGATGGCGGATCTTTACTAAACCAAGAACTCCAAGCTGCCGGTTCTGCCCTTGCGAACAAAATTACCTCTGTTGCAACTGTAGCGACTAATGCGGATACTATTATGTCACTCGCTAAAGCCCTATGTGAACTGCAAAACGCATTTTGTGGTAAAACTAATGGCGGAGTAGGCGCTTTACCAGCCACATCATTTGAAAAACACTTGAGAAGCTAATGTTACTAGAATACGAAGAGTTTGATAAGCTATTTCCTGGCGACGATGTGCTATGGAGGATAATGAATTCCAAACCTCGTGATTTTGAAGAGCTTGTCACAAGATACTTACCTTCCAAGTTGTGGAGAATGAACAACCTATACAATATCATCGACAAAATCGGTGATCCTATCCCATTCAGAATGAATCTTGCACAATACAAAGTCTATTCTAAGAGTTTAGAACATCCCAGGTTAATCATTCTTAAATCTAGACAGCAAGGAATCAGCACATTCTGGCTAATATCTTTCTTTGATGACCTAATTACCTTAGCTAACTACAATTGTGGTCTTATGGCACAAGGTAAAGATGAAGCAGGAACACTCCTAGAACGTCTAAAACACACGTGGGATACATTAGAGCCATGGGTTAAGGACTTCTTTGGTTTAAAGATCCTCAAAGATAACTCCTCAGAGTTTAAACTAAGTAATAACTCTACTATGTTTATTAGAACAAGCTTCCGGTCTGCGACACTCCAAAGGCTTCATATTTCTGAGTTGGGCAAAATTGCAAATAAGTTCCCAGAAAGAGCTAAAGAAACAAAGACCGGAACCTTACAAGCACTGGCACCAGGAAATACTGGTGTCATAGAGAGTACAGCTGAAGGCGTTAATATGTTTAAGTACATGTGGGATGCTTCAGTTAAGCAGTATCTAGCTGGTAGACTAGCAGGTAAAGACTTTCTGCCTGTCTTTCTAAGTTGGATTGATGATCCTGACTGTGTAGAATGGGAAGATCAGTTTCCTGACGATGATGAGCTAGAGTACTTCGGACGTTTAGAGCAGGAACTAAAGATTACGCTTTCACAAGAACAACGCAACTTCTGGGTTGCCCAACATCGAGAGCTTGAAGGTGATATCCACCAGGAGTATCCTGCGACACCGGAAGAAGCCTTTACAGCGGCTATGGACGGTACCTATTGGGCGAAGCGTTACCTAAAGATGATCGTCCGGCGTAATCAACGTAGACCATATGCTGAACTATATGATCAGAATCTCGACGTCTATATTACTCTTGATGCAGGTCGTAGTGATTATATGGTATTGGTATTCTTCCAAGTATGGCGTGGACAGATCAGGATCCTTGCTGAGTATTATAACTCAGGTGAATGGTTAGGTCACTATGTTAAATATGTGGAAGAGATCTGTGAAGAGACTGGCTGGAATGTTGTACACTGGTATCTGCCTCATGATATGGGCGTTACAGATCTTACACAGGCTGAGAACAAGACTAGAGAAGAAATACTCTGGGATCTTGGTGTACGCAATACCACAATCTTAGAGAAGCTCTCCAAACATCATGGTATCGAAGAGGTTCGAGATGCCTTCTCATTCATCTGGATTGCAGACGAGTGTACATACCTTGAGCAATGTTGCCTCAATTATACTAAAACGTGGAATCCGCTCTTAGAAGTATGGCGAGATGAACCAAAGCGTAACCAATGGGCTCACGGCGCGGATGCTATTAGGTACGTGGTACAGACTTGTACTGTACATCTGTTCGATCAAGCTGATGATGACGGTTACATCACTATAGCTGGTGGTATCGCTATATAATTCAGCATGTAAAAAGCCTATTAATTTCGTTAAATATATTAATATTATTATTTACTTAATAAATATTATTACATATCTACATGGGCATTAGCATTCACATATTTACACCGTTGCTACGTCAATAAAATCATTGATATACTTTAGGTTAGCCTTCTAACACCACTGTCAGGGAAATGATAATCATTCTCATTCTCGCTAGGGGGCGCTAAATGATTATCATTCTCAGTTAGTTTAACGAAATTTTAACTTTAAATTAATAAAACTTTAGCTAAACTATTGCAGTTATTTAATTTTTATTTAACTTTTATTTAATATATAATGTGATATAATAAATTATAAAATAAATAAAGCGAAATGCTTATTTATTAACTGAAATGATCTTTAACAATTTAGAGTTAGTGTGTAAGATACAAGCGCAGCGCAATCCTGCCACTGCGTAACTCAATAAAGTGAGTATAATCTAATGAGTACTATTAAGAAAGGTTACACCGAGTTACATGCTATACTGTCCGCAAATCAAGACATGACTGTCAAGAAACTGATGGCTCAGTTGCTTCCAATCATGCAACAAGAAGTTCGCGATGAAGCACATCGCTATGTTGACGGACGTCTTGAGATATTCTGCTACTATCACAAGCAGTGGGAATTTGCTGATCAAGTAGAGTATGGCAAAAAAGCGAATACTAAAACTGGTCTGAACACAATGTGCAAAGTTGGCACTAACAACTGGACCACACAGTATCGCATCTACAAAGACTCTTCTAGCAAGATCTTAGCAAAAGTCTCTGCTGGCGAGTTGAGCTACGAAGATATTCCAGCAGAACAAGCGAAGTATGCTGAAGAGCGTAACAAGATTGTCCCACTGGAAGTGACACACTGGAATGAAGCACACGCTGATCCACGTCAGCAAGCTGAAAGCTAGTAGCTAGAAAGAGAGGTCAGCCGAAAGGCTGGCCTCTTTTTTTATTTTTAAAAAGCACACGCTGACAAGCATCAGCAACCTATAAAGGTGCTGGTGCGTTCCAGGTCCGGCGCTGACAAGTACCAGTGATCCATCGAGGTGCTGGTGCGCTCCAGGTCCGGTGCTGACAAGTACCAGTGTATTCCAGGTGCTGGTGCATTTCAGGATTCGGCGCTGACCTGCGCATACCTAAAGATGCGAGCGCTCGCTGTTAAGGTGTGCATGTAAATATGTATCTACTACGTATAATGTAGATATGTATTATATTTTATTAAACAGAATTATATAAATATATATTTAACGAGACCAACTGGTTTTTTACATGACTGTATCAGCAGTAAAAAGTAGTATTAAATATTATTCACCAATTCAGTAAATACACAGACCCACGTGTATGTAACTGTCAAGCACATCACCGAACCGCTGTCAAATTAAATTTAAATACTATGTGTACTTCAGTTAATTTTTATGATATAATAATAATAGTAGCAGATTATTTAATAAACTTGCTACTGACAAGGACTAAAGTTTAACCAACTGAAAAGGATACAACTGAAATGAAACGCACTAAACCAATTAAGTCGCTGAAAAACAAGTGCGGTAGAGGATTCGCACACAAGTTTGAAACACAGTTTTTAACCAAGACGCATAAAGTACTGATATGTGTATACTGTAAGAATCATCAATATAATGTAAGGAACTAACATGTCAACTGAAGTATATGAACTGAGTAACTCAGATGCTATAATATACTATACACATCAGCTTAGTTATGTTAAAACTGAGAAACTAAAAGCTGAGATGCGATTTATATTAGATATACTGGAGAGTGATCCTACCATCACTGCAACGATTACTGAGTATGATGAACACTAAGTAATCACAACTAAGAAGGATATACTATGAAATCAAGACAGAGAAAGCGTAAGAAACTAACTTGTAAGCATAGAGTCTTTAAAGAGACTCTCTTGCTAGTGCAATTTAAGTATCACCATGATAAGTTTATTGCATTAAAGGTAATATCAACTGATGATAATCAGCTCTCAACATTTAAGAGAGGTTGCTTCTTGTCTTCAGATAAGTATGCACCACTAAGAGATATATGCTTATATGGACGCAACGGACGAGGTGAGCGCAGACTAGATCTTCTCTATGAGAAGTTTATAGAAGGTAAGATCAACATATTAGTATTCACCCACAATGTTAAGTGGCGCTTCAGAGGTTATCTGAAAGGTAACTGCGAGACGCTAATACAACAAGTTATTAATGCGTCTCAGCCAGAGCTACTAGGTTATTTAGACACAGGTGTTGAGACTGCTAACAACTTTACTTATAAGAGATATCTACCTTAGATAGCACAACTAAGCAGGTTCGCAACAGCCTGCTTACTTGTGTCACACTTGTGGCATATAACCAACCGAAAGGAACTGAAATGAAATATAACTGGAAAGTAGT